GCTATCTATTTGCATTTCAGTCATATTGTTGACTATCCCTACTAATTTGACTTCTAGGTCTAAATCAGTTGCATCTTTATCCTTTGTATTTAAAGCATTGTAAATCTGTTGGTATTGCCATACGTTTATTTTATTCCACATAATACCTTTATTTATACAAATATACTAAAATTAATTTAAAAATTACCCTAAGTTAATTTTAAATATTATATTTTCATAGTTATTTCACACTTTTCTTTAAATCATAATGCCTTTCATATATGTGCATATTGCAAACATAATGATAGTATTTTCCTACAGTCAATTGTAAAGCATTTGCAACTATATGTTGTAATTCACTAAAACAATATTGGTCATTACAAAATCCATATACAAGATCATTAGATCTCATCATTACTTGCATGCTTAAACTTTTATTCTTATCTATGTAAAAGTTAATAGCGTATGTACAGATTGTGTCCTTTTTGTATTGATCTAATTCTTTACCATCATATAACGATATACTTGCCCTACGTGTCAGAGGATCATTTCTAAGCATGTCTATGACTTTAGTTAGTTGATTGTTTCTTTGCCATTGATAACCATAGTTAGAATTAACATTACCTTGTTCATCCATCATGGTTGACCAAATCTTAGCTTTTTTAGATATTTCTTCAGCATTAGGGTTTCCTGATAAATACCATTCAAATTCATATTGAGCATAGTTTTTATTCCATTTTCTCCATGAAGTCTTTATATTATTGTCACCTGGTGATTGTAATTCTATTAATACATTGTGTATTGTTTTAGTTCCATTTCTTTCTTCTCCTATAGACATTATTGTATCATATAGATTTTCAAATGCAAATTCTGCATTATAGTATGATTTGCTGAACATTAATATTGGATTTAGTTAGTAAGTTTAATCCATCTAAATTACGATATTTTTCTAAATAAATAACATTATTTATTCCTGATTGTATTATAATTTTTGCACATTCAAAACAGGGCGACAAAGTCACATACAAAGTCGCCCCGTCTGAACTGTTAAATGATTTAGCGCATTTTGCTATTGCGTTTGACTCTGCGTGTAAAACATCAGGTCTTGTAGTTCCGTCTTGTAATTCACAGACATTAGGAAATCCGCTTATTGTTCCATTATAACCAATTGCAATAACATTATCTTCTTTGACAATTAAAGCTCCTACTTTTTTTCTTTCACAGTAGGAAGCTTTAGCTACTTCAATAGCCAATGTCATATAAAATAAATTTTTATTTTGCATCTTTAACAAATGTACCGTTTTCCATTTTACCTGTCCTGTTAGCAATTACTTGATAAGCTTTGTTTACGCAATCTTCTATTTGCAATCTTCTTAATCCAAGAACATTGTCTTCAACTGCAAATCCTGTTAATTGAGTAAGGTTTGTTAATACAATTACAATGTCACCTATTGCATCTATAATTTCATCGCGATTATCTTTTAATAAAGCTTTTGCTAACTCTCCACATTCTTCTTGTAGTTTAATATACTGTGTTTTAGTATCTCCTTTATCATATAATCCTCTATTTTCAGCCCATAATCTAATTGTAGTAAATTCGTTTTTTAATTGCATATTATTTACGTTTTAATACCCACAAAGTATTGCGAGATTGTTCTGGAAAAAATGGTGCCATAATAACACTTAACATGTTACTGTCATAGTAACCTTTAAGAGCTTCAAACATTTGAACTTGCCAATCATTAAGTAAATGCTTATAATGGGTAATTGAAGCAAACGTACCAAATTTCTTTTCAATTGTAAAGAACTTTTCAATATGAACTTGTAATTCAGCATGAGCAAATTCATGTATTGCAACTCCTTTACCATCACCTGAATCATAAGTATGATTGCCTGCTGCCCCTACTTGCTCGTCATAGTTAGGAGTGCTAATATAATATGTTGCATTTTCATTTCCACAGTCTCTCATGTTAGTAAGAAATGCTTCAATGTTTTGTTTTCCTACGTGCTCTGCCACTTCAAATGAACATACCTTATCTGCTTGATATTGCTTATAGTCTAATGTAGGTACAATTAAATCGTCAGCATAAAACTCTGCCCATTCAACAGGAGCAAACTTTTCTTTTGCTAATTCAATAGTATGCTTGCGTATGTCTATTCCAACATATCTTTTGCACTTAAATTTGTTTCTATAGAATACTTCTAGCATATTGCCTTTTCCACAACCAAAATCAACAACTGTTTCGCCAATTTTAGCTTCTTTAACAATATGAGACCATCTAAGATAGTGAGCAAATTGATCCCTATGGAATACATGTCTTTCAAATGTAGATACAGGATCTAAGTCTGTAGTGTTATATTTTTTCATAATTAGTTTTTTTAAGTTACAAAACAGTTACCTTGTTTAATTGTTTAGAAATTAATTTGCCTTCAACTTTTAATTGACAATATTGTTTATTGTCTTTTTTACTTGTAAAAATCTTAGAAACTACTCCTGTGATTTCTTTTTTAGGATTAGAAAAAGATTCAAACTTTACATTTGTACCGATTGTGATTTGTTGCATTTTTATTTGTTTAGGTTTAAAAAATCATTCATTGAGGACATATAAGCTACTGCATCTAATAAATTATCTTCTTTGTGATTATAAGATTCACGAGATAACTTTAAAGCAATCATGGCTTTGTACATTACAGTTGCGTCAACATTTAATCCTGTCATTCCATTTAAAATATGTGCAGCACGTTGCATTCCTTCTGTAAATGGACCATATTGTCTTGACTTTTCTTCTGTACGCTCATATACAATTTTATGAGCATCTTTTAAAATGTTACTCATAAGTTTTGCATTATAGCGGTTACTAATAGCGCAAAGCATATAATTATTACTGCATATACTGGCTTAATACTTTCTTGAATGTAACGCTCTTTTGCTTTTTGTTGATGTGTTTTTAGTTTGTTCATATAGTTTTTTGTTTGTTTATACAGTAAATATACTAATTTCTTGCATATTATGTACATTTTTGCAAGCTTTTTTTTAAAAAATATACAAATTTATTGTAATTTATTGAAAATCAATTAGTTATATAAAACTGTATTTACCTTGAGATACATTATCTAATAGATTAAGACACACATATCTTGTTGCATCAATGGCATGGTTTAAGAAATCTACAGGTACATTTTCTAACTTTCCATCTTTATTTTGCTTCCACTTATAGCTGTTAAATTCTTTTTTTAAATTATCACTATTTTGAGTCACATTAATCTTATATCTTTTTAATGTATTAATAGACTGTCTAATACTATCATTACCTTTTTTAGCGGCTTCAACTACCCATCCATAAGATTGTAATTCAGCAATTGATTTTGGTTCTGCAGAATCTGCAATAATAGTTCCACCAATATTTAATTCTCTTAATTTATTACTTATATCAATATTTAATAATCTTGTTTCATATATTAATTCATCTAAAACAAGTTCACCATTTTGATTATACATTGCGATTAAAGCTGTAGGATCATTAGTAAAACCAAAGTCTAATCCATAACCAATTAATTTTGCATCTAAACTTACATTTGGTATAATGTTATAATCTCTAAAAATAACTCCTTCTAATTTTCCAGTTAATCCTCTTGCATAAACTTTCCATAATTCAGGATCTTCAATTGCTTCAATTTTGTCATGTATTTTTTGATCTAAAAATGTATTATGTCTATGATCTGAAATTATTAATGTTACATTTTCTTTACCAATTAAATCACTATGAGCCCAAAATTCCGTGTTTGGGTTATAATCTAAATAAGTTTTCTTTTTTGTTCTAAAATACAATTCATCATATATTGGTTTAGGTATACCATTTATTTCATTCATAAATAAATAATCACGCTTTCCTGATTTAGCGTCTTGCCAATCATCGTAACTTTTAAATTCAATAATAGATCCATTAAAAAAATAAAAAACACGATCAGATTTATTATAACTATTTATGTATGTTTGTAGTAATTCACTTGAAGCAACAATGTTTTCCGCATCTCGAAGAGCACCAACTTTTAAGTTTGGTATATCTTGGCCAACTACTGTTATAATTTGATTAGGTTCTTCTATTGCATGTAAGAACAAATTTTGCATAATTGCATATGTTTTACCAGAAGAAGTTCCACCTTGATTTATTACAATATCTGTTTTGGTATTTCGATTTGCTTGAAATACATCAGTTGTTTTAAAAATATTATTTTGTAACATCTACGTCTGTTTCTCTATTTGCTAAAGGTATTGCACTTGAAGTTACAATAACTTCAATTTTTCCTTTTAATTCTCCATTTATATTTGTATCAATTGTTTCTTTTGGTTTTCCAAATGATCTTGTAAGTAATGTATCTAAAGAATATAAACTACCATTTTTCATTGATTTAAGCATGGCTTTTGCCACAGTCATTTCAAGTACAGTAGCTTCAGTATTAGATGCAACGTCATTTAATTCTTGCACTGTCATTGACATAAGCACTTGAATTGCATCATTTACTTCTGCCATTTTGTATCCTTGATCTTTTAAATTAGATACATATTTCCTTGGTCTTCCATTTATATTTCTTTTTTCATCAAATCCTTTTTTAAAAGATATTAAATTATTTTCGTTTGCCATTGCATTTGTATATTGTTATTATCTATCCAATTTTGCTTTAATATGTTCACATAGTACTTCCATTTTTGCTATGTAATATGTGCTAAAGTCTTTGTAACCTTCATTGTTTTGTTGATAGTTTACATATAAAATTCCCCTCAATCTTTGTGATGGGGTCTTATTTGTATCTAAATCTGTTTTAACATTATCTAGGTTATCTAATTCATCTTGTTGAAATGATTCTTCTTTAATAGCTATGTAACAGAATCTTTGGTTTAATTGAAATACCTGTGCAGCATCAACAGGTGATAGTTCCTGTGTGCCAAAAGTAACTTTAATTGTCTTATCCTTTCTTGATGTTAAGCCTTCTATTTGTGCAGGTAGTATTATCATCCTAGTTTTTCTTTATGTTTAGTTTTTAAATAGTCCATATGTGTTTTAGTATCACCCATAACTAAATGACATTGCCTACATAATGCCATAAGATTATTAATATCATCAGCCTTTTTATCTCCCCCCATTCCTCTTGCTTCTATATGGTGTATGTCTACTGCTTTTGCTCCACAAGATTCACAAGGAATAAAATCTTCTATGCCATACCCAAAATGCTTTAAATATATCTTAGTATGGTTCTTCATTAAATATTATAAAGTTTAAAGATACAAATATAAATCCTATGTTTAAACTCCTATGCAATTGAGCAAACTCATCTACTGAGTAACCTAATGAAATACCTAATTGGATTGTTTCTGTTAATAATCCTAAAGATATTCTAAAGTTACCAAATTGTATATGGTATTCCATAATTAAAATTTAACCCCTCTTGCTTTTGGTAATGCGTTAACATCTTTTATTACATCAGGATTATTATCTGTATGTATTTCAATGCCTAAAGATTTTACCTTCTTTACCTTTGCTTTATTCGAACCTGTAGCAAATACTCTATCTGCACTAATTCCTAAGTCTTTTGCAGTGCCTAGCATAGATTCTTTATCACCTCTAGCTGAAATAACATAAACTAAATTACCTGCTGCAATATCCCTTTTTGCTTTTTCTTTACCTGCATCTGTACTTAATACACCATCATAGTCATAGCTGACCTTTTTAGCTGCATATTTACCACCTGCTAAAATAGCTGCCCATACTTCAGCAGCCTTTTCGTGTGTGTCATAAACGCAACCA